ATCAGGGATGCGCTCGGGATCGCGCTGCCATCGGCGAAGGTGAACGCCATGGCCTTGGCCACGTCCATCAGGTCTCCCGCGCCATAGGCGGCGGCGGCCGGGGTGAAGGAGGCGGAGGCGGAGACGCCGGCGGGGGCGATGGGCATGAACCCAGCCGCAGAGGCTGCCAGGGGGACCGCCAACCCGCCAGGCGTGCGCCCGCCGACGAGGGTCATGTCGGTGCCGCTGGATGATGCGATCGTGCCGTCGATGGGGTAGTTGGGGCCGGCCATGATGGGTGTCCTTTCAAGCGATGCGATAAAGCAGCCAAGCGAACGCCAGGCCGGCGATGAACTCGATCATGATTGTGGTCCGTGCACTGTTGGATCGGTGGCCAGGAGCGCACCGAGACGGCCCTCGATCATGCCTGCGATGTTGGCGCCTGGCGCTCCGACCTTGGCCAGCGTTTCCGGCACTCGCGTTGCCGCATAGGCCGCGCCCATCTGCACCGCGGTATCCATCGGCACCCCGCGCGCCGCGTTCAGATAGGCCACGCCAGCGCCGGCTTGCAGCGCCTTTTCGAGCGTGTCCCGCAATGCCTGATCCTCGGCCATGTTGAGCCAGCGCGTGACCAGACGGGCGACGATCGCGGCGAAGACAGGAGCGAGCGCGAGGGCGAAGGCTGAGGCGGTTTCGATGATGGTTTGCATCATGGCCCCCTGTCCGGATACTTCGAGCGGTTCGGATTGAGTTGGTTGATCACGTCCCGCGTCGTCCGCCGGTCGCGCATCGCCTTCGTTGCCAGAGGCAGCAGCGCATTCCCGACGCCAGGGGAGAACATGGCCATTGCCCCATGCGCCGCAACCGTTCCCGCCCGCTTGGCCAGATCATAGACGTTCTGCGTCGTGTCGGACCCCGGCGCCTGAGCCAACTGCCGCGCGTATGCGGTGCGCTGTAGGCTCTTGTGCATGGCAACAAGCTGTTCCCACGTCGCCTCATCAATCGACTTCGCCGCGTTCACGCCCGAGGCGCCGCGGTCGGATACCAGGTCCTTCATGAGCCGATCAAACCGGCTGAATTGGATCATGCGATCCGCGCCGCTGGTGATCTTGGGCTTGGCCTCTTGCAGCAACTCCATCACGTCGATGGGCCGGGATGCGGTCTGGTAGTTGTCGAGATACTGCCGAAACCCCGGCGCCGCGCCCTCGATCACCTCGTCAAGCTGCCCGCGAATGTCGAGCAGGATCGCCTCGGCCCGTTGGTTCAACGGCTTCTCGCGCTGGGCTTCCTTGCTCACCATGTCGCTGATGTGCTTGCGGACGCCGTAGAGGATTTCCGGGTCCGTGATCGGGTTGCCTTTGGCGTCGATCAGTTCGTCCGTGATGCTTTGAAGCGCGCTGCGGACCAGCGGACGCCGCCCGTCCGGCCCGGCCTTGATCGTCGCGGCCATCTCGAACAGCGGTTGCGTGTTCGCCTCGGTCTTCGCGCCCCATGCGGCCTTCAGGTCCGTTTCAGCCTGCGCCGCCCGCGCTTCCCGCGCGCGCAACACCTGGGTTGCCGATCCTGCGAGGTTGTCGAAATGGTCCTGGTAGATTTCGTTGCGCGCAACATCCAGTTCCGTGAACGGCTCCGGCTTCTCCATCCGCAGGGTCTTCGCCTCGCGGGAGACGGTCGGCGTCAACTCAAGCTCGGCCTTCGTCGGGAGGATGCCCTTCACATACTCGGTGGTGTCGCCGGGTGTCGGGGCTTCGAGCAGCGTCCGCGTCTCGCCTTGGGTGCGCGATGCCTGCGCCTCGGCCTTGCTCATGGCGGTTGCCGCTTGCGGCGTCGCTGCGGCGCCGACTGATTGCGGTTCCGGCATGAGGATGTTGCGCTGCCCCGCCGGAGCGGCGGGCATCGGCGCGCGCCCTCGGCCGGCTGCCTCGGCCAGCAGTTGTTGCCGCCCCAGGTTCTCCCCGAACAGGCGCGGCCCCGTTACCTGTTCGCCGGCCGTGCGCGCATAGTCCTCGATCGCCCGACCAAGAGAGGCCCGGTTGATCCGGCCCTTCAGGTCGGGACCATAGGCGAGGCGAAGGACCGCCTCCGTCGCCTCATCAGCGCCACCGCCGAACGCGTCGCGTTGCCCGACAGCATCCGCAATCGAGATGCGCCGTTCCCGCGCGCCCTTCACGATATCCAGCGCCTTGACGATAGCGGGCGCCAGGTCAACACCTGGATCGACCCGCCCGGCCTTGATCTCATTCGACAGCTTGGCCATAGGGCCGGCCGCGTCCATCAGGGCGCCGCCGAATGCCTTGATATTCTCGTCGCCAGCCTCGGCCATGGCCGCGACCAGCCGGCTTTCGCCGTAGGCTTTCTGCGCCAGGGCGTTCCGCATCCGGGCCAGACCGTCAACCGACAAGGTGCCGCCGGCAGTGGCAAGCGCGCCTTCCTGCCCCGGCTCGGCCACGTTCCGCACGAATGCCCGGATGAAATCAGCGTTCGCCGCCGACCCGGGATCGCCGCCACGGAACAAATTGAGCGTCGCGTCATCCAGCCGACCGGCGTCGATCTGCGCCCGTTCCGCAGCGCCGAGGGCAAGGCCCTGTTCCGCATTCGCCTCTTGCGCCAGCCGCACCCGATCCGGCATGGCCATATCGCCATCACGGCGCCGGACCAGAACGGGACGCTCCATGCCGGCTGTGTCGTATCCCTGATCGGCCAGGAACTTGCGGTATGCGGCGGCGTTCTGATCCCCGCGCTCATAGGCCCGCAGGATGGCAATGGTGCGCCCGTTGCCGCTTTCCACGATACCATCCGGCCCGATGATCGGCGCGCCTTCCATGGCCGAGGACGAGCGGCCCAGGCGTTCCGGCTGCAAGCCCTGCGAGATGCGGTTGATCTGGATATCGCTCGCCGCCCGCGTCCGGTCCCGAGGCTGCAATTCTGGCGGGAACGCCGGGTTTGGCGATCCGTCAGGGAGATGGGAAGTCCGGAGCGTGCTGGCGTCAACGACCTCATACCGCACCGGAACATCACGCCCTGACGGCAGGTATACCGTGTTCCCGTCCGGCCTGATTGTCATGGTTGGCATCGGCGCGTTCTCAGCCGACGCGGGCGCGCCCCGAGGCTCAGGCGCGGGCAACGGCAGTTCCGGGGCCGCAGACGACGCCACAGGCGCAGCGACGGACTGCGCCGGCACGGGTGGCGGAGCCAAGCGGTTGCGGCTGTATAGCTCGGCCAGAGGGGCGCCGTGGGAGGCTGTCTCCGCAATCGCCCGTCCGGTCCCCATGGCGGGGGACGGCGTAACCACCGACATGAGGGTGTTTTGACTGTCCGGCGTCGGACGGATCGACAGCGGGTTGCCGGCCTCATCCATCTGCACCCGGCCTTGCCCGATATCCATGGCGCCAAGGAGCGGACTGCGGAGGATGTTCGGCATGGCCAGCCGCGGCGATCCGACCGGGTTGCCGGCCGTGTCTACGTCACGCGCCAGCGGCAGGATATCGCCATACCGCGTGTTCGGGTTCGGCTCCAACGCCGCGCGGGCTTCGTCCGTTGTCGGCAGGGTCGGGCCGTTCCACGGCTCAGGCGGCCCGGCCCGCTTCTGGAACCGCTGCGGCATACGGATCGCGTCCGCCTCGGCCGGGTCTACGGGGGCGGCGTCGACAGTTCCACCGGCCGCCGCATACTTCGCCCACGGGCCAGACTGATCGGCCGCGCCTGCGTATTTCTCCCAAGGGCCGGCCATCAGTTCACGCGCTCCCACGAAGCCGGATCACCAGGGTTGCCGCCCTTGAACCTGTAACCATCCTCGATCGCACCCGGCGCGGGACCGGCCGAGGCTTGCGGTGCGGGCGCGGGCGACTGCTCGCCATCCAGCGGAATGCCCGTCGCCTCTGTGATAGCCTCCGCATTGTAGCCATCAGCCGCGAGAGACTTTGACCGGCGCCGCACGGCCTGGCGGACGATATCGGATTGCCGCTTGAGGTTGAGCCGGATCGCTTCGGGAGACATGCCCGTGTTGATGTCCGCTTTCTCAAATTCGGCCTTCTCGGTCGCGGTCAAAGCCGCGCCGAACAGTTCATTCCGCACGGCATTTTTGAGAGACTGATAGCCCTGCCACCAGTCCGCACGGGGGCTTTCGCCAGGGGTGTTCCGTGCGACAGCATTGCGGGCGTCTCCGTAAAGCGAAGTCCCGAACCCGCCGTATTCGTCCGTGAACGACCCCGCCAGCCGGTCCAATTCGCTCAGCCGTTGCCCCGCGTCGATCAGCTTCACGCGCTCGGGAGACGGCAGGACCCGCGTCCCTTTGTTCTCCCCCTTGATTGCGGCTTTGCCCTTTTCGAGATTGAGCGCCGCCTCTTGCACGCCAGGAACCGGAACCGCGACGCGTTGCCCGCTGGCGTCCTGCGCCCATTGCATTCCCGGCGGGAGGCCCTGTTGCGCCGGCATCCCGTTGCCCTGCCGCACGAGCGGTTGCGGCCCGCGCTTCCCGTTCTCCACCGCGCTCATGGCGTCGATCAGCCGGCGACGGACGGCAGGGTCTTCCATCGGGATCGGGTCGTTCGGCCCGATGCCCAGCGCACGGGCGACGGACCCGGCATAGGCCGAGACGTTGTTGCCGTCGCCAGCCGGCGCCCACTTCTCGATGATCCTCGCGGGCGTGTTCCGCCCCTGCATCCCGTAGCGCATCAGGAGCGCATCGGCCGCCGCGACGCCCTGCTCAGGGCTTTCGAACACGGCGAACCGTCCATCCGAACCCTTGAAGCCCGGCATGGACTGCGTGAACTGTCCCGCCTCGATGTTCAGGGGGTTGTTGTTCCGCAGCCCGCGCGGCTGGCTCATGTCGCCCGCCGGCACGATCCGCTCATCCAGCGCCTTAAGCTGATCCGTGATCGGCGTCAGACCGCGCGCGAAACTCTCCACCGCCGCTCGGCCGGGATACGCGGGAGGGAACGGGGACGTATCCACGCCCGCGCCCTTCAACCGCTCGACAAGGCTCGGATAGGTCGCCGCGGCCTGATCGTCCGGCAGGGTGAGCAGCGAGGCCGCGCCCTGGCCGAGCAGCGTCATGCTTTCCAGCGCCCGCTTCCGCTTCCCCGCATCCAAGCTCGCCAGTTGGGTTTGCAGCGTCATCCCGCGTTCCGGATCAGCCGCGATCGCCGCGTTCAAGGCCGCAGGATCGCCACCAATGGCACCCGGAGCCGCCGCGCGGAACGCCTGATCGTTGGTGTTCTCCATCTGCGCCCGGTCGAGCATCAGGCGGTTTTTCTGGATGGTGAGCGCGTCGTTCTGTCCCTTGGAATAGTTGGAGGCATCGAACAGCACGTTGGGCTGGTTGCCGAAAATGGCCCGGCCGGACAGCATCCCGCTCATCATCCAGCCCTCCCGAGCATATACGCCAGATTGTTGGAGGCGTTGCCGATCCCGTTCGACCATGCCTCTCCGGCCCGCATTTGCGCTGCAGCCTGGGTGACGCCGCCCTGCACTTGGAATGCCCCGGCAGACTTGGCGCTATCGTTCCCGATCTGCCCCGTGATCGCCCCCGCGTTCGCGCCCATCTTCGCCAGATCGAACAGCGGGCTGATGTTGCGCGTGAAATACTGGTCATTCAGCGCAGTGGATGCCGCAAGATTGGTCGTGAACAGGTTGTTCTGGCGGTTGTAATTATCCCCGAACTGCGTCGCGGCCCGGTTGTAATTCTGCCCAAACACGTTCGCTTGGTTCATGTAGGTATTGTCCGCCAGCCCCGTGGCGAACCGCTGCGCCGCCTTGATCGAGGCGCCGGACAGCAGCCCCCCACGCGCCGCCGAACTGGCCTGGATGGCGCGGTTTCCTTGGTCGAGTGCGAACTGATAGCCCGGCGTCGCGGCAAGCTGTTCCGGCGTCAGGCGGAACTCGGTCGCACCCGTGAAGTCAGTCCCGCCAGCCGGCGCAAACACCCCGCCATTGGGGGGCGCGTAGGGCGTGACGGACGATCCAGCGCCCGGCATGGCGCCGGCATTCGCGGGGATCATCTGCGGCGCGGGCTGCTGCTGCACCTGCTGCTGCGCGCCCTGCGGAGACAGCCCGGCCGCCGCCATGGCTTCCTGAGCGGTGTTGCCCTCGGCCACAAACTGCCCCGTGGTCGCGTCCACCAGCATCCCCGGTATCCGTCCGGGGGTGCCACCCTCACCGCCGTCCGACATGGATGGCGCCATGAAGCGATACCCTTCCGGCACGCCGCCGTTGCCACCGTTGCCGCCGTTGCCATACGTCGGGGCGATCATCTGAGGTTGCGCGACAGGCGCCGGGGCCGTGGGTTGCGGTCCGCCCAGGCCGAACAGGGCATTGAGCCGGGCCGTGGCTGCCCTGCCGCTATCGGCAAAGGGGGCCAGATCGGCGCGCGTCGTGTCATACATCTGCTTGGTGCCAGCGGCGGCCCGGTCCGACGCGGCGGCGGCGGTGTTCCCGGCGTCACGCGCGGCGCCCGCCTGGATGAACGATCCTACAAGGCTCGCGATTGCCATGCTCTAAACTCCCGCCAGATCGAGCAAATACTTCCGCTCATACTCAACCGCGCCCATGAGCCGATACAGCGCCCCGGCCTTCGCGCCGCGCCCGTGCATCGTGTGGTGCAGCGTCAACGTGTCGTATCCCTCAAGCCGGAACACATCCCGGCAATAGGCCAGCATCTTCCGGCCGAGACACAGGCCCGCGGCCTCGGGAACCGCATAGAACGGCCCCATGTCCATCACGCGAGCGTTCCGGACTTCAAGCCCGGCGCCCTTGGTCCAGATGCAATAGCCGACAAGGGCCCCATCCAGATCGGCCACGAACACCCGCAGGTATCCGGCCGCATCAAGGGCGGCCATCAGATCCCGGTTGAGCGCGAACGCCCCCTCTCGCCCCTCGGTCGCCTCGGGATGGTGCCGCGCTCCGAGCGCCTCGCACTCGTCCGCCACGTCCGCCCATTTGGCTTCACGGATGACAGCCTTCATGACACGATATTCCCATCCGGAAACCGCCAGTTCGTCCCATCGGACACCGCCAGGCGCTTGTTGCTCGTCCCATCGGACACATAGATCAGCCCGCGGGCGTGTTCAGCCGCGTCAGGCATCGTCGCCACGGTGTAGGAGGCGAGGCGCAACCCCGGCTGCACGCCAGTCACGGCCCGCCAGATGTCCCCGAGGAACTGATAGAACGGCGCGGCAAGACGGTTGCTGGTGACGGGCGGAATGTAGGCCGAGGGGAGGACGATCTTCATTGCCGCATCCCCCGCGCCGTGATGTCCGCGCCGTAGAGCGACAGGACCGATCCCGCGTCAAAGCGAAACCGGATCACCCGTTGCCGGAACTTGCCCAGCCGGTTCCAGTAGACCCGCTTCGACCGCGACCCGCTTGTGCCCATCGACCGCCCGACCGCTGTTGACCACGTGAACCCGCCGTCGTCGGAATACTCAAGGTCCACGTCCAGTTCCGACGCATTCGCCCCTGGCTCAAATTCCAGTTCCAGCCGGTCCATGAACGCCCAATCGGTATTGGCCCACAGCGGCGGCAAGGTGGCCACGGACTTCATGGCCGTTCCGTTCTCGGTCGCTATGGACTGGCTCAGGGCCAGGATATCGCCCGATCCATCGCCATTCGCGACAAGGCACTTTTCCAGCCACCGCACGGAAGTCTTGTGCGACCATTCATCCGGCACTCCGGCGGAGTAATCGCCCGATGACCGCTTGTGCCAGAGGCCGGTTGTCAGGTCGTAGACCAGCGTCTTTCCCGGATTGCCGGCGAACGTCATCACGTATTGTTCATGCCCCTGATAGGACATGCCGAACGCGTTCATGGCCACGATGGAGCCGAACGCCTCAATCTCCTTTTCGATCGCGTGCGTCGATACCCGGACCGCCTGATAGCCCTCGGCCCGATACACGATGTTGTCGTTGCCGAGCCAGAAGATGGTATCCCCGACCTTGGCCACGCTGTCCCCGGAATGCGTCCCGGTCTCGATCAGCCCGCCCGACTGCCGCGCGAAAGGCTGGTCCGGGTCTCCGGTTGAGCGATGGACCTCAATCGACCGCGAGCAAAAGAGCCACAACTCGTTCCTGTGCTCGAACACGCGTTTCAGCCCATCCGGCACCGTCTCGGCCGAGGCGATATCCAGCGCGTCATAGGACGTGGCGTCCAGCACGGCAGACCAGATGTATTGATCGGTGTTCTTCTTGGAAAAGATGAAATATCCGTCGATGTAGCAGACCGATGTCACATCGGGAAAATCGGTGTCCGTGATGTGCGTGATCGTGCCCGTTGTGCTGACGATATACGCCTCTGGATTAGCCACGATGACGAGTTGGGTTGACGACGCGGCCATGCTGAACGGCACGCTGCCACCGCTCGACAGGTCGCCCAGGTCCGTCCCCGCGCCGCCGTTGTTGTGCTGGTAGACGGCATAGGTCGGGCCGCCAGAGATAGAATACAGCCGGTCCCGCCAGACCTTCATGGCCCAGACAATGCCCGTGCCCGCGGTTCCCCAATCCGCCAGGCCGGGAACATGCCGGACAAGCACTTCCGAGCGCCCGACCGGCGGCACCGCCTCGGCATAGAGGTTGATCAGGTCTTGCGCGGACGCGGGGAGGCTGTCCAGCTTGTAGCTGTGCACGGCTAGGGGTATTCGTGGCATGGGCCCCTCAGAATGTCAGAAGGACGCCGCCGCGCCCCAGCTTGCGGTTGTTCAGCCTCGGCCGCCCGCCGTAGGACAGTTGGAACGCCCGCGCGAAAATCGCCCCGGCGACGTTCCCATCCGGGAATGTCCAGTTGTAGTCTCCGTAGGGCGGAAGGTCTCCGTCCTCGACGCCCATTCCCGCGCCCGTGCAGTCCCACTGATTGGCATACATGTGCGCGCCCGACAGCCCGAGCTTGATGCAGGTGTTGGCGAAGTCGCGGAACTGGTAGCCCGTGATTTTGTCTCCCGCGAAGTCCGGCGGGCCAACGCGGACGCCGAGGTAAAGCTGAATGGCCGGGAAATAGTGCTGATAGGCGCGCACCGCCTGACGCGGATCATAGCCGTTGCCAGCGTCGTAGGTCATGAGGTGGAAGAAATCCAAGGCGGCATACGCCTCTGCATCCCGCCAGATGCAGTGGTTATACCCGCTGTTCCATCCCAGGCCCGGCGGAGCGAAGGTATAGTCCCCCTCCCCGTAGGCGCCGACGTGATTGGCATTGAACCCCAGCAGGAACGGGCGCGGGAATTGAGTGCGGAACTGCTTGATGACCCGAACCATTTCCTCGTCGGTGTAGCAGCGGCGTTCGCCGTCCACCGTGTAGCAGTGGTATTCAAGCTCTGGATGCTCTAGCCCGTAGACCACCTCGTAGTCGATCACGATGCCGTCCAGCCCCATGTCATTGCAGAACCGCTGATGCGCCTCCAGGTGCTCCGTCGCCATGTCATACCAACCGCCCGGCTGGCTCGGGTGGGGATACTGGAAGGTGAAATTCCACTGCTGGATGCCGAGGAAAATCTTGATGCCAGGGACCCTTTGCCGCAGCAGAGCCAGGGTGTCCTGTAGCAGCGAAGCCGACGCCGGCCACTGTATCCCCATAGTGTCGATCAGATTGCTCGACGTATCGACGTACGTAGCCTGAACCTTGGCCACGAACAGAACAACGCCACGCATGTAATTGGGCAGGTTTGCCAGATAGAAGTCATCCGGCTGCATATACTCGACCGGCATTTGAGGCCAATCGTGCCACATTTCGTGGTAGGCGTGGAACTCCTGCCCGGTAGGCGTCGGTGCGGCCTCGAAGACCGCGGTCCCGGCCTGCTCAAGAGCATCCTCGGTAATCGCCCCGACGCCCTCATAGTCCGCGGCGCCAGCCCGATCCGCGACCCACTCCATGACCAGCGTCAGTGACGACGTGAACGCAGCCGGCGTCAGCACGAGGGAGAAGCCGGGCGCCCCCACCCCGGTGAAAACCCACGTCGCAAGCTGCGTCGGCGGGTCCTCCCCGTTCGTGCCCGGCTCATTAACGAACTCGATCTGGTCCCACCCGTAGCTGGCCACAGTCGAGTTGTAGGTGTGGCTCGCGACCTGGATGGCGAGCATGAGCGACCCGGCCGCACTGTCATCGAGCGCGCAGTCCACCGCGTTGCCCTGCTGGCTGGACACGTGCCGGACCCCGATCACGCCCGACCCACCGGAAAGGGCGATCAACGCGACGTTCACATAGCCGACGTTGCCGGTGAAGCCATCGGTCGAGAAGGTCTGCACTCCGGTCGGCGGGTTCATCAGGATCGCGGTCGAGAACTGCGCGCTGATCGTGACGTTCCGCTCATGGAACTGTGGCAGGAACCGTAGCGGCACCCCGCCATAGGTGGTTGGTCCAACGACCGCATCCGTCACGGTATCGCCCGATGAGTTGGACCGCATGATGACCGCAATCAGCACGTCGCCAGCGGCCACGTCGAACGTGAAGGTCGCGGTAGCCGCGCCTGGTCGATCCAGCTTTTCGACATGCGAGGCCGTCACGGTCACGTCAGCAACCGGGATTGCCGTTCCGGTCTGCGTGACCTCGTAGGCAAAACAATGGAGGTTAAAGTATGTGCTAATCTCCGAAAGCTCGATCGTCGCGCTACCCGAAGCGGTGCCATCGCGTTGCACTGCCAGCGCTGACATGTTGGTTTCTGCGTCGCGGCCTAGCTCCGTCCACCCGGCGCTGTCGATCGTCATTGTCGTCGGCTCGTCGCCGAATGTGGTGAAGCCCCCGAACACCACGACGGACCCGGATAGAATGCCGCTGATCGTGGTTTCGCCGCTCAGGACGGGGGAAGCATATGTGCCGTATTCATCCGTCACCATCTGGCCAAAGCGCAGATTTGAGCCGGAGTAGGACGCGGCGAAGACACTGGTCCACCCGCAATAGTTCGGCGTGGGGGACACCACAAGGTCATGCGGGTCGCTATCCGGACTGGCGATCTCGAAGGCATAGAGCGCCACCGCGCCGGGGCTTCCGACGTTCAGTTGCGGCGTGGTGACCAGCTTCCCGACCTGGCCGTTGTAGATCACCGCTGGGGCCGGGTCCGCGTCACTCTCCCAGCAAACCACAACCGCCATAAAGTCCGCGCCGCCCGCGTCGAAGGATACCGTCCCTGGGATTGAGGATGACACCTGAGACGGGAACGAGTGGACCAGCGAGGCTACCAGCGAGACAGCCATGTCTAGGCCCCCGTTGGCACGGTGTAGGCGAACGCGGTCACATCCACCACGCCGCCCTCGACAAGCGTCACGGTGTCCAGTTTCAACTCCCCGGCGCCCGCCATGGTGGACAGGGTAACGACCAGGTGCATGTCATCCGCCCGGTTCGCGAAGCGTGCCCAGGCCGCTGTGCCGGACGTGGCCACGGTCCCGAACCATTGGCCGTCCATGGCGATTACGCCGCCGGATGCGACCTCGAACGCGACCGCCGGCAGGAGGATTTCGCACAGGAGCGTCCCATCCGAGATGTCATCCGGCGTGGCGCCGGGCGTGCCCGCGTAGACCTCAAGCAGCCCGTCTGAGAACGTGTCGGCCACGATCTGCGCCATGGCATTGGCGAGTTCATCCGTCATGCGCTGGGTCATTCTGGTGCCGCCACCTGATAGGCGATCGAGGCAATCCAGGTCGCGCCGCTATCGGTCGTCAGGGCCTGGATGACATCCGTTGCGCCCGCCGCCGTGGACAGCGAAGGCGAGAAACCACCCTGCCAGCGGAAGCTGTCCGGCCATGTGATGGTGCGGATGCCCGTGTCATCCTGGGTCGCCATGATCAGCACCGAGACCAGACGGTTCGGCCGGGAGAAGGTCGCCATCGTGATTTCGGTGTCCGCCGCACCCAGGATGAGCGTGTGCGCGCGGGCCGCCGTGGCGTCGATTTCGATTGCCCCGCTGGTGACCGTGCCGTGGTCGTCAACGTCCGGCATGTAGACCTCATCGCCGTCATCCGGGAGCACGTAGTCGGAAACCACGGTATCGGACCCGGGCGCGATGTTGACGAAGCCGGCGGCAAGGGCGGTGATCCCCGAACCCAGATCAAGGTGGATCGTGTGGCGGTAGCGGCCCTGCAAGTCGGTCGTGTCCGCCGCCGCAACAGGGATGTTCAGGCGGCCATCGACCGCGCTGTAGACCGTCCCGCCGACCTCCGTCAGCACTTCGCCGCTCGCCTCGTCGATGATCGAAAGCGTCACCCCGGCGTCCGACACGTTCGTCGGCTCGGCCGCCGCATCGCTGTCGTAGACCGTCAGTTCCAGGGTGAAATCGTCCCCGGAGGTAACCGCGAAGTCCCGGCGCGGACGCCGCAGAGGCGAGCGAGCGGCGCGGGCGACGGAGAGGGGGATGGCGTATCCGGTCATACTGGCGGCCTCGCTTCTTCAACCACGCGGGCACCCTTCCTCCGGTTATCTGAGCGCCACAAAGGCTGTATATTGGTGAAGTGAAAGCACGCCGATTGCTGCTCCGGGATGCGAAGGTCAAAACTCGCACAGGGGATGATATGATCCAGGTCCCATTCGGACCGATTATCCCAACTCATACCCGAGAGGAATTGTGCGGCGATGTGGTCTCGGAAATCAGATGGGCTACAGCCCACCAGGGCCGCGCTGTTCATCGTTCGCACCGCACCCTGTGCAAAAAGCGCTTTCCTCAGCCTTACGCGCAATCGGCAGACTAACGCATAAGTCGGATCGGACGCACGGCGCTCTTTCGCTCTCGCGTTTATTACGGGTAGGCGAGACCTCTGATACTCCTTCGCCCGATCCTTTGTTGCCTGATAGCGCGCGGCAGAAGTTGCGCGCACCCGATCTCGGTTCTTGGCCACCCAAGCGCGACCAGTTGCGAAGTGCGCCACCTTGTTGGCGGCATAATAAGCCTTGCGCCTGGCATTCTGTTCGGCGCGGTTCTTCTTATGCCATTCAGCGCTGCGTGCTTTCGCCTTCTGAGGATTTGCCTCAGCCCAGGCCTTGGCACGAGCGACGTTCTGTGTTTTCGCTAATGCCAATTCTTCCGGGGAAGCAAGAGCCAATCGCTTTTCCTTGGCCTCCGCTTCGGTCTTGGATCGATACCCCTTATTTTTGGCCCGCCACGCGGCCCTATACGCCCGCATTTTTTCGGGATCTCGAATTCGAGTATTCTGCATCCCACATTTATACATCGAATTTAGCATCAATAGTATACCGAACGGACCTGATTTCCCGCCGACGGCAGGGCGATTAACCGCCTTATTTCGCGCTCTCCTTCGAGCCACCCGCCTTGAACTGGCCCGACGGGCTGCCCCACCTCAGGCGCCAATCTCTCGGCCGCCATCAACACGTAAGGCATCTCTGCATAGTCCGGTATTGAGAGAATATCCCATCGCGTCAGTCCCCGCGCATCTAGACTGATATGCACCTCTCGCACCTTTTCCTCGGCCATGGCCTGTCCGGTCGCGCCTGCCATGGCGAACTGACGCACCAGCGCAACCGCAGAGGCATAGCCCGCGTCATTCGCCGGGCGGCCGAACGTAGGCGCCAGGCGAGCCGCCGCCATGGTCGCGTAATGCGTCGAGGCGCCCTCGGGGATGGCCGAAATTAGCCACGTGACATAGCCCAGGGCGTTGAGGGATTGATGCGCCGCCGTGACCTCGGCCTCGGCCAGTGTCTGGGCATTGGATCCCGACAGACACAGGGTTCGCAGCGTGGCCAGGGCAGCGTCAGACCCGGCAGGATCAGCGGGCAGCCCGACCGTCGGCGCCATGAGGGACGCGGCCATGGTCACGTAATGGGAGACGGCATACTCGGGGATCACGGACGATGCCCAGGTGATCAGGTTCATGCCGGCCAGTTGGTCATGCACCGCCGTCACATGCTCAAGCGCGAGGGCCTGCCCGGTTGTGCCGGACAGGATCACGCGCCGGATCATGTTCGCGGCGTTCTGGTAGGCGTCCTCGGGAATGTCGCGGCCATACGCCTTGGACAGCCGCGCGGCGGCCATCTCGGCATAATAGGAGGCGACAGAGGGGGGAATTGCGGAGGTTGCCCATGTGACGAAGCCCATGCCCCGCACGAACTCGTGCGCGGCGGTCACCTCTGCCTCGGCAAGCGCCTGGCCGGCGGCACCGGAAAGGGCGATCGACCGCACGCTCGCGAAAGCGGCGTCGAACATGGCAGCGTCGGTGGGTTGGCCGAACGCGGGCGCGATCAGATGCGCGGCCATAATCGTGTAATGCTCGGCCACGGAATTGGGGATCACCGAGGATGCCCACGTGATGAGGTTGGCCGCGGCGAGCATCTCATGCACCGCCGTTACCTTTTCCTCGGCCAAGGTCGTATCGGCCGTCACGGGCGTTTCGTCTGCCGCAACGACGTTCAGCCGCCTCAGCGCCCGCGTGGCAACGGCGGCAACGGTCGTCGTCCCGGCGTTGGCCGTCGCGTCCGCTTCGCTGATCGTGTTGGTCCCGAGCAGCCGCAGCACGCGGGCCGCGATCACCGCGACCGTGACGTTGCTGCCCACCGTTGGCCAGCCGGCAGGGGCAACCGGGATCAGGCCAAGGCGTTGCAGGACACGCCGCACAACGTCTGCGGCGGCCTGCGTTCCACTATTCGCTGTGGCGCTTGCCTCGGCTACGGGGTTGATGCCCAGCAGCCTCAGCGTGTTTGAGGCGATCACCGCCAGCGCCACGGTCGACCCCGACGAGGGCCGGCTTGCCACTGCTACCGGAGCCAAGCCAGTCTTCCTGAGCGCCCGCGCTGCCAGTTGCGCTACCGTCGCTGTCATCAGGCGTCTCCACGAAGAACCGAATGCCCCTCAACTTCCGTTCAAGGAACAGGTCGTTGACAGGGACGGGAGCGCCGAGGGGGAACATCACGCCATACATGTTGATGGTCGCAATATCCCCGCACTCGTCACCACCTATGAAGGTGAACAGGGGCATCAGGCGGTCGGGGGTTCCAACGTCTCATAGAGGACGTTGCCGATCAGGGTGCCCGCAACCGCAGTGCCCGGCGCCGTGATGACGGTTGCAATCACTGCGGTCCGCGCGGTGTAGCCGGTATGCTCGGCCATCGTCTTCGAGCTGGTGGCGTTGTTGCCGAACGAGACGCGCGACGCCGTTTGCCCAACCGTGCCGCCGTTCAGAAAGCGATCGGGATCAGCCGCGTCACCCACGGCCAGAACCAGCGCGGGAGACGCCGCGCTATCCATGTCGGTGCCGACGATGAACCCGTCGATGACCCGGCTGTTCGGGGGCAGGTAGCCAATGGTGAAAGTGGCGTCCTGCACCAGATCGGCGGTTCCGATGGTCACAATGTTGGACGCAACGCCGACCATCTTCGCGGGCGGGGAAAACGACGGCCCCGTCGCGCTGTTCGTTTCGGAATAGGTAGCCATGAGGATTGCTCCTTGAGGGGATCAGGGAAGGAAGCCCGGTTGCCCGGGCTTGGGATCAGCTATCGGGCTGAGCAACGAACCAGCCGGTCACCATGCCCCAATCCTTCGGGGTGGTGGTGTCCGATGCGCCCGTGCCGAACCGCAGCTTTTCGACGCCACGGATGTCCTCGATCCCGATCGGCAGGATGCGGCCATAGTCGCGGGGCGTGTCCTCGACGGACCGGGTGCGTTGCGCGGAGGCATAGGCGAGCGCCTGAGTGCCGCAGAGGATGCACGGGCCAACGTCGACCGCCGCGCCGCTGCCAAGGTCCGCATAGACCGGCATCTGCTCGACTTCCTTGATGATCACGCCGTCCCAGATCAGATCGCCGCCCGTGAACAGCGGGTTCTTCTCCCCGCGCTGCAAGGCGTCCCGGTTGGCCTGCGTCATGGTCGAGTTGTTGGCCAGATCGCGGAATGAGAGGGAGTTGCAGAACAGGACGAACCATTCCTCGTCCTGCATGACCGTGACGGGCTGGATGTAGGGATCGGCCGTCTTGGCGATGCGCTTCATGAGGCTGATCGCAGCCGGCGTCAGCAGGTCATCGGTCGCGTCCAGAGTGGCCAGCGCGGTTGCGTGGACGTTGCTCACGGCATTCGACTTGAGCTTGCCGAACAGCACGCGGTCGGAGTTGTTCGTCAGCCACGTGTTGCGCTGCGCTGCGGTGGCATCCGCGAACGCGACACCGTCAATGGACAGCATGGCCTCGATGATATCGTCGCGGAACGTCTCCATCTGCCACTTCTTCAACGCGGACCGGCCGGCGTTGCGCAGGTCGATGTCGGTCTTGATCTGCTCGGTTTTCGTGTCGATCGCGACCGCGTTGCGGATGAGTTCCACATACACCCGCATCGAGCGGTTGTTCAGGAACTCCTCGTTGTTGCTGAGCGTGGTCGCGCCGCGAGTGGCGTCGTTCTTGAGTCGGCCGATCATCTGCCAGGTCAGGCTATCGCCCGCGACCTTGGCGAGCTGCTCCTTCATGTGAATGATCGAGCCTTCGCCCGTGCCGATGAACGGGGCGAACTTGTTGTCGCGGATGAACTCGACGAAGAACTTTTCGTCCCACTGCTGGACCCGAAGGCCGTCCCGCACCAGTGTGGTTGCCATGGTTGCTACCCTTTGAAGCGCACAATTTTATCGAGTGGCATCGGCCCGTTCGGTTCGGAGGCAGTGCGGCCTACGGAACGGGTTGTCGCCAGACTTGTGGGCAGCGGGGTTGCTTCGAGCACGGGGGCGGCAGGCGGCTTGCCTTGCATTTCGGCCATGATTTCGGCGCGGACACGCTCGCGATACGCTGCGGGATCGTCACCAATCTCGCGTTGTGCCTCGATCTTCTGCGCCTGCTGATACATCCAGGCCCACGGGTGCGGCTGCGCTCGCAGCTTGTCCGCTAGGCCCGGATCGGCCTTTGCTGCCTCCTGAAACACCGCGAGCTTGGCGTCTACGTCCGTGTATTTCTCGCGGGCCATCATTTCGGACACGTTCAACCGTTCGTTGAACGCCGCGTCCGCGATTGCCGCGCGATACCCGGCCGGATCAGCTACCGGGTCGGGAAGCGGTCGCGCTTCCTGTGCGGGGGGCTGTTTTTCGACGCTCGCCAGCCGGGCGCGAAGCTCGGCCATTTCGGTTTCAAGGGCCTGCCGTTTGGTGCGCTCGTCTTTCAGCGCGGTCAGCGGCACGTGGGCCGGTTCAATCTCCGCAGCCGGCGGCGCTGCTGGTGGTTCGCCCGTCTCCGCTGGCGCCTCGGGTGCCGGGACCGGATCAGGCTGCCCACCTGTCGGTTCGTCACGCGTCGGTTCTTCGCGGCTGAGAATGTCGGCAAGCGGCTGCGGGGTGAAATCACCCGAGCCGGTTTCTGTGTCGCTCATGTTGTTCCTGCGCTGCAACGCCCGGAAGCCCGGCGGCGGCATGACCATTGACGCTGGTCACCCACGATGCGCCCGGAAGTGCCCCGGCGGCGGGCTGTTAGTCGGCCGGCTGTTCGGCCATCGCCTCGCGACGGGCTTCCGCATTGTCGGCGGCCACGTCGCGGGACAATTCTGATCGGGCGGCAGCCTCGACGCGTGCGAGTTGCATCTTGCCCTCGATTTCGTAGCGGCGAAGTTTCATCTCGGCCGCCAGTCGTTGCTCCTGCAAGGCGATTTCAGCATCAAGCCGGCGCTGATCCATTGCGATCTGCGCTTGTGCCTTCATCGCCTCAATTTCGGCCTGTCGCGCGGCGGCCTGAGCATCCATCGCCATCTTCGCCTGCTGATTGGCCGCATCCTGTTGAGCCTGCTGCTGTTTCAGTTGCATCTCGGCTTGCATCCGCAGCACCTCGGGAGGGGGAGGCGGCGGCACGGGCTGACCATCGGGGCCGGTCGGACCCTTCATCTTCTCAAGCAGCTTGTCCTTGTTCCGCAGCGACGACGCTTCAATCAGCGCATCCGGCGGGATCAGGCCCGGCATCTTGCTTGCCATCTCCGCCAGCATCCCGAATTGCTCGGCCTGCAACGTCGCCACGTCCGGCGCTTCCTCGACAACGATATCCACCGTCATCTCGGCCACGTTGTTTTCAATCCGGACCGGCTGGGCCAAGCGGGGATCGCCGGGAACGAGGCCATCGCGGGCCATAAGAGCCTGCTGCTTGTCTGGCGGCATGGATGCCAGTTCTTCGCCCAGCGTGACCATGCGGTTCAGCCCGACGAACCGCACGTTGCGTTCATCGTCCGTCACCCGCACGTATTTTTCCGCCGTCCAGAACTGCCGGACGCGGTTCCAAATCGTGCGATACACGCGGCGCTTGAACTGGTGGAAGCGGTCCATGATCGCGCCGTCAATCTCGACCTCGCCGCCCTGTTGGCTGGCCATGATCGCGCGCCCGGACGCAGCCTGCGTCTGCTTGCCCATGAGGAACGCATTGGGGCCGGTCGCCTCAAGGGACGCCTTGGCCTCTTGCAACAGCGCGAATTGCCCGGTTGCGAGGTCGCCGGTCTGCTGGATTTCAAACTTCATGCCCGGCGTGACTTCGACGTAGCCATCAGGCCGGGCCAGTTCCGCCCGAGCCGCGCTCACGTCCTGCACCGCGCCTTGTTCCGCGATCACCTGCCGAACCGACAGCAGGTGCAGAGCCTTCGACCGGCGCTTGTTCACTTCGTCCTGCGGGTCGATCATGTCCCGCACGATGCCATACCGCCAGTTCTTGCGGTCGATGTAGCCCGATTGAAGGATCAGGCTGCACTCGCTCTTGCCCTCGTCGTCGGTGTATGGCGAGCGCATCGGTTCATCGAGAAACCCACCAGCCGTGAACGTGGCAAGCCACCATTCGCCGCGCTCCATCCAGTGAAGCTGGATCACGCGGACCCGCTTGCGCTGCGGATCGGCCCAGACAAGCGGGCGGTCGTCGTAGGTGTCCGACGTAGACGAACCCTCATGCTCATACGCGCCTGCGATAGCTGGATCAGCACCGGGCCAGCGGGCAAGAACGCTGTCGTCATCCATCCACAGGACGCCGCCGAGGTATTTGCCGTCCGCGAAGTCGTAAGCCCGTGAATGCGGATCGAAGAACAGCCGGTCCCACGGGAAATGCTCAAGGATGATCTTGTGGTCGCCCGTGTCGGTGCGTTGAACCGTCACGTCGACGCCGCCCATGCCCTCCACCAGCATATCCGTGAGGACGAGAGGGCAGATTTCCTCGAACAGGTTCAGATCGCACACATACCGGATGGCGTCGGTCGCCGCGTGCGCGCCCTGCTCATCGGCCGGGTTGCGCGGGAATGCCTTGGGATCGGTCCGGCCGCGCTTTTCCAGGCCCAACAGGTAGTTGACTTTGGGCTTGATGCGGTTGTCGATCACGGGAGGCTGGCCGCGCGCCGCGAGGGTCGCCAGTTCCGCCGCCGTCAGTTGGCGTCCGTCGTAATAGTCCCGCGACCGCTCGGCTTCCTCTCGGTTCTCGCTGGTGCCGTCCTCAGCCTCGGTGAACCACTTACGCAGCATGGGCAGGCGGTCCTTTTCCCCGCTGTCCTGCTGCGTGTCGCTCATGCCGTTTTCCAGTTTCCAGAGGTTGGCGCGGGGCGGCCCCGGCCGTAGTCGTTTGCAGGCTCAGGACCGCGAGCATTCTTGCCGTCGCCCGGCCCGATCATCTTGTCCAACAACTGCCCGACCAGCCCGAGTGCATCGACCTGATCGTCGTGCTTGCCGGCCGGGAATGACATCAATTCGCTTTCCAGTTCCGCCCGCCATGCGGCGCCGGCCGGAATGTGCAGCCCGTCGAGCGCCATGCGCCCCCGGATCGACTGCGCCCGAACGCTCTTGTCGCCTCGGGTCGGGAACTGCGTTCGCGCCACGAATGCGCGCCGCTCACGGGACCTGCGATCCAAGAACGGACCGACGCCGGCCCGGATTTGCCCCTGTTCCTCGGCCCACCCGATCGGCTTCCATTGAAGCACCAGATCGCAGAAAGCCTCGATCCACACGTCCGACGATGCCTGCCCGCGCCACAGATCGAGCAACCAGAGCTTGCCGTCTCGGTCCATGCCGACGACCGCGTGGACCGTGAAGTCGCCGCCGTTGGACGTGACCGCATAATCCGATCCGCCGTAGACCCGCATACTCTCGCGCGGCGGCGTTGACGTGACCGGGTGCAGCCAATCGCGGCGGAAGTAGTCGCCATCCTCGGGCGCGGGCCGCTGCTGATACAGCGCCGACCATGTGCGCGCATCCCGCTTGGCCTCGGCCAGCATGTCCGGCGTAAACCAGTCCGGCCAGAGCGGATCGCCGGGCGCCCTGCCCAGCGGGTCGTCCGCCTCGGCCTCCATCGGCAGTCGCAGCACGTCCCACGGTCGCCCGCCGGATGCCATGTCCTCTTCCAGCCGGCCGCCCAGGTCCTGCTCGGACCATCGCGTCATGATCAGCACCACGCGGGCGCCAGGCTTGAGGCGGGTCGACAGATCAGCGCGCCACCATTCCCAGACCCGCTCGGAGACCGTCTCGCTGTCCGCGTCCTGCCGAGACTTTACCGGGTCGTCGATCAGCACCAGATCGGCGCGGCGGCCCGTGATCGGACCGAGAATGCCAGCGGCGAAATACTCCCCGCCCTCGTGCGTTTCCCACCGGCCGGCCGCCTTGTTGTCAGCGGAAAGATAGACGCCGAGGGTGGCCGCGTGTTCCGCTATCAGGTTGCGAACGCGGCGCCCGAACCTCTCGGCCAGTTCGGCGGTGTGCGATGCGGCGATCAGCGCGGCCTTGGGATTGTTGGCCAGGAACCACGCGGGGAACAGCACACTCGCGTAAGTCGATTTCGCGGAACCCGGCGGCATCAGGACCATCAGGCGGTCAATGCGACCATCCGCGACGGCCTGTAGTTTTTCGATCAGTAGGCGGTGATGAAGCGCCGGCTCCTGGCCCTGCTTGGCCAGCGCGGCACGGCACCATGCGAGCAGGCTACGGCGGCAAAGTCGGCGGTGCTGCTCCTGCTTGATCGCCACCCTCTCCACCAAGCTCGGCCTCAAGCCAAGCCTCGCGTTCGGCAAGTTCAGCGTCGCTGAGATGCCCAAGTTCTCCATTCAGGTTCACGGTGCGCGCAACCGGCGTGCCAAGGATGCGGTTCTGAAATCCGAAGATCGCCGCAAGCCGGTCGTTGTCGCGTTCGCCGTCGACCGCGATGTTCAGCACCAGTTCGTTGAGCGCCTCGGCCTGTGCCGCTCGGTCCATGGCCTTGAGCATCGCCCGGAACTGGACCTTTGGATCAGATGACACATCGCCAGCAATCCGGTTTTCAAGGCTCTGGCTGAACGAGGGCGCATCAGACCCCGCGCCCTTCGCAGGGCCGCCATATCCGCGACCGTTGCCGTGTCGGGTTGTGCTTGATGCTGCCATGTCAGGATAGCCTCGGGCGTGCGTTTCGCCAGGGTATGGGAGCGGTGGCATACTTTGCTACCAAGGTCAAGAACCTTCGCCCAAGCCGTAATGCTCGACCAATCGCGTCAACGCAGCCTCAACCCGCCCCGATACCCGATGGCGCGTGGCCCCATAGTGCGTCGCCAGATCGGAGAGCGTCCAGTTTTCCAGGATCAGCCGCCGGATCGTCCAGCCCATCGTGTAACCGAGCATGTCCATCGCCTCGCGGTATGACGTGGCAGCATCCAGCCGCGATATCATCCGCCCATCGGGTGACCATGCGGCAGTCCCACCTCCGCCGTTCTGCGCCGCGCCCTCAATGCCGACCTCGTAGTCCCGCCGAAACCGCGCGCCAGCCTCGACGTGCGCCGCGGTCCAGGTCTCCGGTGACTGCTTGTGCATCGCGAGCAAAGCGTCGAACCGGCGGAACCCGTCAATCTGCCGCGGCTCTCGACGGAGCGGGCTGGTATCGTCCGGGTCCTGCCAGCATGAGCGCATGACGGGGCCGCCGGGAATGTCGGTGATTGCGCTCATGCGTAGAACCCTCTCATTTGCGTCAGGGCGGCCGCTTGGGTGGGGGCCGCTACCACCCTAGCGGGGCAGGTCGTCGGAAGGCCGCGCGCGCGCTCAGTCGCGGCTGGTTGCGTGGGTTTCATCACACCCGCGCCCTCGACTGCATCCCGGAACTGGTCCCGAGGTGCCAACCCCCGCAAGCCTCGCATCGGTAGCTTTCCCGCGTTCGACGGTCGCCCTTGGTCCCCGGTCCGAACCCCTTGCGCTTCTTCGCCACGTCGGCGGCAAGCGCGGGGCTGTCGAACCGGACCTTGCCGGTGCAGCCATCGGCGTATTGGGGCCGCTCGACGTTCGGATTTGGAGCCTTGGCGTAGGCTGGTGGCATCACGCCCTCCCTCCTTGCCGATCCGCCTCGATCACCCCCGCATCGGTCAGGATCGCCGTAGCGTGCCCCTTGGCGTTTGGGTTCGGGGTCAGCCGCAGCAAGCCGGCGCGGTTCCAGGCGGTGATGCGTTCCCAGTCCCGGTCCCGGTTCGAGACGGCGGTTGGGAACCGGAATGCGGCCAGGGTCCGGGGCTTCATGCGGCGTTCCTTTTCTGCGACACCCGAACTTCTCCGCGCGCCGGCCCGGCCCACTGGGAAACATTTGGAACTGGGTCCCCGAACTTCTCTCCCCGAACTACGGGGAGAAGTTCGGGACCCGAAGTTCCGAAGTTTACTAGTGGGCCGGGGGAAGAACTTCGGGTGCAAACCCGTAGTTTCCCGAAGTTCACCCCGAAGTTCTCCGGGTTACGCATCGGCGCTAAATTCCTGTCTCATTTCTGATAATTTCGTTGCGTTCACGCGCAGACACCCGGTCTCTTTGTAGTTTATGGAGGGGCTGTTGTATGTGCTGTTTTCCAGGACGCCGGCCTCAATCCAGGTCTTAATGATGGTTCCGGCTTGGCCCTCTGAACAGGCTGCAAGGTCTGCAATCAGCTTGCCGACCCACCGCTTTGACTGCTTGGCGGCGGCATAAAACTCGCCATTGGACGGGCCGGCCTCGATCGCGGCCATGATTTGCTCGATCACACCCCACGTCATCCCATCCCACGGGCTGGGAGGCACCCAGGGTTCGGCGGCGGCTACCTCCTCCTCATTGTCCAGGAGGTGCGGGACCCGCTTGAACCACTCGGCCGCATCAAGGGGGGCATAGTTCTGCTTGGCGCCGTCCAGGCGGAAATAGAGCCTGCGCTGGCGGATATCGACGCCGCACTTGCCGGCTTCTTCCTCGGACATAGGGCACACGGTGAACACCACGCGGGCCGCGCCGACGACGGCAGAGGCACCGCGCACGGCGTCGGGATCGCCGGGGGTGGTGGCACCCTTGCGCGTGTGGTGCAGGATCACCACGCCCATCTGGAACCGTTGGGCCAGGGACCGGAAATACGCCACCACGGCGCGGAGGCCGGTGTTGTCGTTTTCTTCCGCGTTGTGCAGTTCCACCAGCGGATCGAGGATCAGGATATCCGGCCGGAACTCTTCTAGGATGGCTTCTAACTCGACCATCGCGCGGGTCGGGACGCAGTAGCCGGACACGGGATCGCGGGTGATAAGGGTCCCGATCTGGTCCGGCCCGATGATCTGCATTGTCTCGGGTATTTCGGTCGGGCTGCGATCGAACTGGCGGCATGTGGCGCTGATCCTGCGGCGTTCTTCGTCAAGGTCGTCTTCGGTGTTGTAGGACAGAACCTTGAGCGGGACGGGAATGCGGAACCGGCCGTATGTGAGACCGAACGCTGCGGCGATCATCCAGCCTTTGACCAGCGAGGATTTGCCCGCGCTGCCAGCCCCGGCCAAAACGGTGACAGACCCGCGCATGATGTAGCCCGGGACGATCCAGGGGCGTTTCGGAATGTCGACCTCTGCCCAGCCGCCGGCAGAATGCCACAAGGCAGGTCCGGTCGGAACCGGGTCGCCTTTCAGTGAGACGACGTTGCCGTATGCCTCATACCCTGCCGGCGGCGGCGGGTCCTCTCCCCACGGATCAGGGCCGGCCGGAATGGACGGATCGAAGAAATTACCGGCCATGAGCAGCCCTCAATTCGGGACGGAAGGGGGGATAGATCGCGCGCCGGTATTCAGGGCAGATCGAGGCGAACGCGCGCTGTAGCTGCACGTCGTCGCCAGCAAGGCGGGTGTAGTAGCCCACCGGATCGGCGGCTTCCTCGGCTGCCAGGCGTTCCGCTACGGCGTCCGCTTGGGCAATGTCGTTGGCGAGGGTGACCAGAACGTAATCCGATAGGTCGTTGAAAACGTCGGTCGGGAGGTATGTGGCGCCCATCTGCATGGCGCGGCGCATGACCGCATCGGCGGCGTCTCCGAAGTCGTGGTCCCCGTTGTGGACCTTGATGGCCTGGACGCGGATCATCGCCCGCATCCGGGGCACGACATGGGCGCGGAATGCCTCCGGGAAGGTCATGCGTCCGCCCTGATCGGATGGCGCTGCACACAATCCCCAAACCAGACGACCCACGTATCCGGGTCGATCGTGACCAGCCATTGCCGCCCGTCGAGTTCGATCCAGGAGAACCATTCCCAGCCGTATTCGTTGCCTTCGCGGGAGCCGTAGAACGCCTTGAACTCCTGGCCGTTGATGGTGAAGCGTGCCCAGATGGAGCCGTTCGGGTCCTTCACGGCTTGGTCCATGACAATCGGGCCGGCTTCGCACATGCCGTGCCGCGCGCCGTCGATCTTGGGGCCTAGGGTTACGGGGTTCACAGGCACACCCCGCCGTATTTCTTGCCCACCGCTTTCAGCAGCAACTCGATCTCGTCTGTGGTCATTTCTCTCGTCACGACCTTGGGCGCGGAGAAGTCTTTGCCGATCGCCCAGCCAATCACGCCGGCGATCAGGATCGCACGGATGGCTCGCCAATGCCCGCTCAAAACGGCGTCCTCGCACGAACAGCGGCCAGCGCATCCAGCCGCTTGCGTGAGGGCTTTTTGGGCGCGACGTAGCCCACAGGACCGACGCGCGCCGCCTTGCGAACGTGGCCTAGGTCTGGCCGCTCTGTCAGGACGACTAGACAGTCATCCCGCTCCATCGGCTCCATCGTCAGTCGGTTGATGTTCCCGTCGTTGCTGACGACGCCGACGCGCTGCAACAGGTCGCCAATCGGCTTCTCCCAATTCGGCGTGTCGCGCGCGCTGATCGGCACCCTCAGTTCCATGTCGTATCGCATTGTGAGCATGGGCGCCCCCACCATCTGCCGCTTGACCTCCCACCCGGCTGAAACAAGCCAAGAGCGGTATTCACGGCTCTTGGTCCGCGCCTTGCCGGGAACGTGTGACCACAGCTTGTTCGCGCTAGGCGGCCGCGGGACTGTAATTACAATACTAGGTTGAATTGTATTGATATTGTCGCACATTCGTCTATACTTCCACACACAAGTTATCATTCGTGGCGGGCTGGCACAGGGTATGGATATTACGACGCGTCAGGAGGCAAAGGCGCTGGGCGCCACTCACTATTTTACGGGTAAACCGTGTAAGCACGGGCATATCGCGAAGCGATACACCAAAACGAAAATTTGCGCTGATTGCGGCTACGAGCACCGCCGCCGCCAACAACTCGCGAACCCAGAGGACAACAGAAGGCGGTCGAAGGCGTGGCGTGACGCCAACAAAGACCGTGCCAATAACCGGGCAAAATCTTGGCACGCGGCCCACCCAGACAGGGTCCGGGCAATCAAAAAGGCATGGCAGGATCGGAACCCTGATTACGTCCGGGCCAACACCGCAAACGGCAGGGCTCGCCGCAAGAATGCCTCCGGCGTCCATTCGGCTGACGAGATAGCCTCGATTTTTGCCCTTCAGCGTGGCCGGTGTGCCAACCCCATATGCCGAGCGAGCATCAAGCGGGGATACCACCGCGACCACATCATCCCCCTTGTTCTTGGTGGGGATAACACCATCAGAAACATCCAGTTGCTCTGCCGACCGTGCAACTTGAGCAAGGGGGCAAAGCACCCGATCGAATGGGCGCGCGGCATCGGGATGCTGATCTAGCCCCGGCACGTTCCGCCAGATGCGGTTCGCGCTCGGGGGCGTCGGGACGGTGATGATGATGGTGGGGCGGTCTGTCACCCGGCGGCATCCCCCTCGGCCTTGGGCGCGCGGGGCTTGGGCGTGACAATCTCATCCTCGACGGCGGCAGTCGGGAAACTCTCCCGAAGCTGATCGAGCAACGGCTTTGCTGCGACCAGCGCGGCCGCTTCCTCCCACTTGTCATCCGGCAGGGTGACGACGGCGGAAATTCTCAGTTCTCTCGGCATGATTTCTCCTGTTGCGATTACGACAGAGCCGAGACGATCGCGCGGAACACGTGGTCCTTGACGCGCTGGTCAAACGGCAGTTCGTCGTATGGGACGATGCACGGGTGGGTCTTGGCCTCGGCGTCCTTGACGTCGCCATGCACCCAGCCGGCCGCGATCTTGTCGGCCATCCAGGCTTCGTGCTGTGCGGCGGCGGGAGCGTCGGGATTGTTGCGGGCAAACATGACGCCGTTGATGGCGCTATCCCGCTGCCACGCCTCGGCCTCAGCCCAGGGCTTTTGCGAGTGATCGCCCGCCGCTTCGCAGATCGCGCGGTTGGCTTCGTGGCAGACCTTGGCTACTTCGATGGGTTCCATGTGTTCGATGTCCTGTGCTGTGCCCGGGACCGCCGGGCGCGGATTGGTTAGGCCCGGATCACCCGAGCAATCTCCGCCCACGTCATGAAGTCCGACACGGGCGTAACCATCGGCCGCTGATGCTGCCCCTCGGGACAGAACGCGACCTGCCCGCCGCTGACGGAGGTGACAATGCGCGGGGCATGGGTGATGCGGCCCGTGGTGGTGCGCTTGGTCGGGCTGTAGCGGCCGGGGGTGATGTTCATGCCGCGTTCTCCAGCGCGAACAGGTCCGGCACCGACATTTCCCGCTCCGTCTCGGCCAGATACCGGCACCCATCGCGGTAGTATTCCGCGTTCAATTCGACCGCGCGGCCGCGCCTACCGAGGCGCATGGCCCGCACAGGGACCGTGAACAGACCGCCGAACGGATCGAAGATCGTTTCGCCCTTGGCGCTGTAACGCTCGATGAGGCGGTCAACGATGTCGAATTGCAGGGGGCAAACGTGCATCTGCAGGTTCCGGCTCGCCTGATCGCCGTTCAGGGTCCGCATCCGGTTCACATCGGTCCACACGTCGGGATGGTGAGAGCCGGGGGCGATGGCCATGAAGGTCGCGGGAAGCCGTCCAGTGCTGGCCAGGCCGTCGCCAATGGCCACATGATCCGCGAAGTCATAGACCTGCTGCAGCGTCCATTCGGGGAACATCTTGGCCAACTTGTCCGGCCCGTATCCGGCCAACTCCTCGGCCGTCAGCAGCCGGTTGCCGCCGGATCGCCAGAACGCATGGGCATCCACCTGCCACCGCGCCCGCGTGTAATCCTCCTTAGACTTCGCGACCGGGACATCGGCATAGCCACGGCTGGTGTCAGTCGGCAGCTTGCGGAACAGCAGCACATACTCAGGCGACCCGACGCCCATCTTCGTGCCGTCCTTGGCGTTCTCGGACCAGCCGAGGCGGTATGTCTGATTATTCTCCCGCACAACGTCGGTGACGATGGTCACCATGCCGAAATAGACGAACCCATGCTTCCGGTAATGTGCGATGCAATCCGCGTGGAAGGGCTCGACCGATGGCATCCCGTAGCCGGTGACGTTGCCGAAGTTGATGCGATCCTTGACATGGATGCACGCCACCCGGCCGGGCCGCAGGACCCGGAGAAGGTTCGGCGTCAGGAAGTCCATCTGCTTGAAGAAGCGGGCGTTGTCGTCATTGTGGCCGAAGTCGTTGTATGAGGCGCTGTATTCGTAGTGGTTCCCGAACGGGATGGACGTGATGATCTGGTCCACCGAGTTTTCGGTCATCAAGTCGCATTCCATGACCGTATCGTTGTGCGCCACATGATAGAGGTCGGACTTCTTCTCGAATCGCGTCACGCCAATGGTGCGGGTCAATTCAGCCTCCAGGCCGAGGGTTGAAAGGCCATGCTCGCGGATGAGCGCCGACATTTGTTCTGTCAGTGTCTCGTGTTCCTGCCATTTCGCTTGCAGCGTGCGCCACACTTCGCGCTCGGTTTCCGCCACGATGAAGTCGATGATCACCGGCTTATCTTGCAGATACCGGCGGATGCGGTGGACGGCCTGGATCACGTCGTTGAACTGATAGTTGATCCCGAGGAAGATCGCCCGGTGGCAATGGCGCTGCCAGTTCGTGCCGGAACCGGAGACTTCCGGCTTGCTGGCGACGATGCGGATTTGCCCATCGGCAAAGGCCAGTGTGCGGCGCTCGCGTTCATCGAGATCGAGGCTGCCGTAGATTTCCGCCGCCTCGGGGATCGCCTTTTTGATGGCGTGCCGTTCGGCCTCAAGGTGGTGCCAGATGATGAAGTGATCGTCCGGCGCGGCGTTGATGATCTCAAGCGCCTTGTCGATACGCGGCGCGATGCTCTCCCGCTTCTCGGATGCGGCTTCTTTCAGCCCCAGCGCGGCATCCTTGAACATGATCGCCTGGCCGTCGCGATCGGCTCCGCCTGAGATATCCAGCGCGCGGACCTCATGCACATTGATGACCATTTCCGGCATGTCGTAGCCGGCGTCATCATGGCCGAGGTCGGAAGGGCGCTGCACAAACGCGGCCCAGGAATGGAGCCACAGGTAGAACTCGCGCTCCATGTGCGGATAGATCGTGAGGTTGTTCGCCTTTGTGCTGTCCCGCTGGAAAAATCGCGTCAGGGCTTGCCCGGTGTCCATCACGCCAAGAAAACCGGCGTAGTGGATCAGTTCCTTGTATCGATTGGGCGATGGCGTAGCGGTAGCCACGAACCGATACCGGACCGATGCGAACAACGTCAGGAAGGATTGATAGGTGAGGGAGCCGTAGGACCGCAGAACGCTCGCTTCATCCAGTGAGGCGACGGTAAACAGGGTCGGGTCCAGCTTGCCGTCCCGCACGCTCTCGTAATTCGTGAGGTAGATACCGTCGCCCGCCACTTCATCGGACCGGCGAACGAACGTGACGGACAGGCCGAGCTTTTCCGCATCGCGGCGGAACTCTTGCCGGACACCCAGCGGCAGGACGATCAGCCCGCGTCCGCCTTCCGCCGCGAGGATCAGTCGGACGCATTCGAGTTGCATCATGGACTTGCCCAGGCCGAACGCGGCGAATATCGCGGCGCGGCCCTTCCGACATGCCCACTGGACGATATCGACCTGATGTGGCTTGAGCATGGAGTTTACGTCGGACCGCTCAATGGCGATCCCCGTATCACGGGAGAATTTGAATTTAGACTGTAGGAAGTCGAGATACGCAGAGTGGTCCATCGTTCATCCTTCCGATCATCACACGGGTTATCCCCGCTTCATCCGCCCCGAAAAGCCGCCGGCCCCCGTGAAGGGACCGGCGCAGTTGATCGGGGAGAAACGTCCGGCAGACTGACCGACTTCACGGCCCCCGGTCTGCCAGCGGGAAGGATCGACCGACGCGCGTCCCGGAGAACGGAACCGCCCGCGCCGGTCGTAGCCGGGTCCCAAGTCCACTTACAACGGGCGTCCAGTGCCGAAGCCTGGACACAATTGTTTGCGACATCCCGGCTATTCATGCCGCGCGCTTCTTCTCGGCCTGCGCGGAGGTAATCCATTCGTGAAGCGTCGAAACCGGAATGCCGGTTTGCTTGGCAATCGCGGCGTAGGTCATGCCGGCGGCGCGCATCCGAGCCACCATGGTCCGCTGTGACACGGTGCGGACGCGTGGCCAGTAGATTGCGGACAGCGTGATCACGGCAGCGCCTCGGCCAGCGCGAATATCCCCTGGTAGACGTAGAACCCGACGATCACGAGTGTGATGGTCCAGCCTATGGCGCGGGTCATGCGTCACCCGCTGCGGCTATGGCGCGGTCGAACGCGGCTAGGACTTCGGCGTGGGTGCGGGTGGGGGCGTCGTTCCAGTCCACGAGTTCCCAACTGTTAGGCCCCAATCCAATCGCTTCATTCAAAGAGCCTGATAGTTGATCAGTAACGCTCCCAGGCGTAACGTCAGCCACGTGTGCGATCGCGCCAATGACGCACCAGCAAACGGCTTTGGGGCTGTCGCAACGCGCTTTGTTCCTTTTCGCAGTCTTGGCATACGCTCCCTGCGTCCACCGTTCCGGCGCCTCGATCTTCGCCCTTGCGGCGATCAGGATTTCCTTGGGTGTCATGCGGCGCTCCTATCCTGACCCGCCATGAAGTCCGTCAGCCGCTGAACCGTCCGAAGCGTAATGTTCTTTCCGCTCCGGATGCGAGGCACGATCTTACCGTCATTCACGGCAGCCAGCCCGAATGCCGTATCGGTCATTCCGTGGCGTGCAATGAAGGCGTCGATCTGACGAATGAGTGTGGCGTAGGTGTCCATGGCCCGAACATGACGCGGGAATAAATCCGTGTCAATGGGATTTTTCCGCTTGACGGCTGATCCGTGCCGTGGGATGTTTCCGTCATCAGGGACGGGATGGCCGGACCGGAGAAAGGAGCATAGACCATGGCAAATTTCCGGTTTTTCGCTGACATGGCGGACGGTTCAACCGTCATGAGCAAGCGCGCCGACTACGATATTGGTTCCAACAAGATGCCGCGAATCTGGGACGATACCACCCGCACTTGGCTCCGCGCTACCCGCACAGTCATCCGCAAGAATGCCCCCAGCATGCACGAGTGCGACACGCGCTGCATGAACGCGACGGGCCGCACCATGCAGTGTGAATGCTCATGCGGCGGCAAGAACCACGGCAAGGGAGTGGCGCTGGTATGTCTGGCAGCTTGATGCACAACGGCGGAGGCGACTGCCTCTGCCACTTCCGCGCATACGGTGATTGCGACTGCGGGAAAGATTACCGCAATCCAGAAGTCGACTTACCCCAACGGAGAACCGCCATGACCTGGACCCCCGCCGACATAATCCCCTGCGACCACCCCAACGACACCGCGCCGCCTGTGCTGGTGCCCCCTCTGCGCCTGTTGCGCGCGCTGTCGGGTCCGAGTGATCCGCAGCCTGTGACGGTGGAGTTCCTGACGCTGGCGGACGTGGCTGATCTGACGGTGGGGTGGGTGTGATGGGCGCGCATTGGGAAATGATCACCCATTACGGGGACGAGGTAACAATTTCCGTGGGTGGTGGAGGGAAGGAAGTCGACATTGATATCGATGGCGACGTGGTTACGACCCTCAACGCCAACGGTCTCGACACCCTGATCGCCGCCCTTACGGAAGCGCGGAGGGCGATATCGTGAGCAACTATCCCCCCGGCTTCTCATGGGACCGCTTCGACGCCCACCACGGCACGGAGTTCCCCGAGCCGACTGCCACCACCGTTACCAACCAACTCGGCTGGGAATGCGTCACGGACCACCCGGACCCGAACACGCGGACCACGGTCGGGCTTGTGTGGGACGACGGGTATCGGTGCTTCTTCCTCGACGTGTGCGAGGCCAAGCACGGGCGCCGGGCGGATGACAGCCTTGAGGTTCCGTTGTCGCGGGACGGTCTCCGCGCGCTGGTGGAGTTGGGCACGCGGATGCTGGGGGATCGGACGTGAGCGGCTGGCCACGGGTGATTGAGGACGTGCACCGGGACACCGTGCGCGTAGATCACGTGGTGCATTTGGTAACAATCATCAGTAATGCCGGCGGTCGCCAGACATTGATTGCCCTCACAGTCGACCAATGCGCCGCCCTGATCGCGGCCATCACCGACGCGGCGCGCGTGGTTACGGGAGAGGGGAAATGAGCGGTTGGCCGGTCGAGATCAGGGATCGTAGTGCTGCCTCCATTCGGGTATTCCCCGGCCCTACGACCGTGGCTCTCATCATGGAAGAAGGCGAGATGGCGACTTGCGTATGCCTCACCCCCGCCCAATCCGCCACCCTCCGCGCCGCGCTGGAAGCGGCTGAACAGGAAATGTCGTGAAAGAGTGGTGCTATATCTGCCGGACAACGGTGCCATCAAAGTATTGGCCTGATGTTGGGACGATCATTGGCGTATGCGCCGTCAATTTTTCAACCGTCGCTCAAACAATCCTCGAATGGCTGGATGATGGCCTGACAGTGGAACGTGTGCCAACGGCGTGGATCAAAGACCACATTTATACCCCTGAACCGTATCGACCGGAGACGCCGGAATGACCCGCCAGTTCCCCCACCCCCACAC